ATTTTTATGAGCATCCCATAGCTCCTCTACTCTTTTATTAACCACATCTTCATCCACATCTTTATCTTTTATTATGACTGTTGAGTCACGTCCAACTATCACCTTGGCTGCGTGACCCAAATCATTAAAGTTTATTAAACTTAAATCATCACCAGTCTTTTCTGAAAAGTATGTAGCGCCAACTGATATTGCAATATCTTGCATTAACTCGTGCTGCTTATATCCAAACTGTGGGGGATTAATATTACATAACTTAAGTCCGTTCTTAACTACGTTAGCAGCTAATGTATTAATTACATTATCACTACAAGGACAAATAAGTAATAGTTTTTTTCTTTCTTGAATTATTGGTTTTAAAATATTCTCAATGTTTAATATATTATCAACCGATGCGTCAGACACTAATATATAAGTATCTTCAAGAACACACTCATCTTTTTTCTGGTCATTAATAAATAATGGAGAATTGTATCCTCTTTCAACTTTAATACCGTTAGTAATATCACTATACGTCTCGCTAGTCTGTGAACGTTCTACAGTTACTATTCCTGTTTTACCAACTGTGTTGTATGTTTTAGCAATAGTATTACCAATCTCTTTGTCTCCGTTAGCAGAAATTATAGCAACATCCTTAAGCCTTCTTTTAGATATTGGCTTTGACATACTCTTAAGTTGAGTAATAATTGGATTTACTTCATTATTAATAATCTTTAATATTTCTGTTCTATTGTCTGTATCTTTAATTAAATAATTTCCAGACTTAACTAAAGCTTCTGTCAATACAATTGCTGTTGTGGTTCCATCTCCAGCCGATGTAGCTGTTTTGTCTGCAGCCTCTTTCATCATACGTACTGCTAAATTTTCTACAGGATGCATTAGGTCTACAGCTTTTGCAACCGTAACTCCATCTTTCGTTATAGTAATTCCTTGTGTGTGATTTGGTGATTCAATAAGAACAGTATGTCCTCTTGGACCCAATGTACTTTTTACAGCATCAGCAATTTTACTTATTCCATTTATTAATGAGTTTCTGCCTTGAGTTCCAAACTTAAGGTCTTTGGGAGAGTAACCTCCAACTGGTGGATTCATATTATATTAAATTTAATTTGAAAACAAATATACAATATTAAACTTAATGTCAAATTTTTGTTTCTCTATTATATATATATATTTATTAATACACTTATAAAAAATATTTCACTACAGTTTGGTGACAAAATCGACATAATCGACATAAGTATTTAAAATCAATTAGTTAGCTTTTTATAATCGACATAATATTAACATAGTCTTGACATAAATATTTAAAAACCGACATAAAAAAAAGGAGAACCTAAGCTCTCCTAATTTCACAAACAAACAAACAAACACTTTTACATACTTCTATATTTCTTTCGCATCTCTGCTCTTTCAATTCCGTCAGCTATCATTTTAATCTTTCTGTCTTCATCAATTATTCTTTTCATATTAGCAGCTCTTTCAATTCCCATCATACCATCTGGTCTGTTGTTAATCAATCTGCCTTTATACATATCGAGTCCAGCCATATCGTCTAACACTCTATTAAGATTTACTTTTGCCATTTCTTTTTTTTGTAAAGATACAAAATTTTTTGAGACAAATAGAAGTAGGAGGCTCCCTACCGCCACGCGCGCACTGCTCCGCACAGAAAACGATTTTTTTTTTGAGGGGTGGGGTCTGTTTTTTTGCAATTTGTATCAGACTTTTTTAGGTTTTTTTATGGGGATATCTTAACCGCTTAATATTAAATCATCTCTAAATTTTACGATAATTATTTCACGTATTTACACTAGATAAGAACTAATATAGGGGATATAACTAATATAAATTGAAGTTAATAGTAACTATTAGCGCTCTTATACGTAGATAAGAGGTAACATATAACCGCAATAAATAGCCCTAAACAAAACTAATAGAATAACAAACAGATATACATCTAGAAATCAATGGTCGTATACGACCAATAACACAAAGCAAATAATATCTTTTTTTTATGCTGATTAATCAAATATAATTACTTATATTAGACTATGATTAAACGAAGAATATACAAAGCATACACAAATCTAGATTTTTATCTAGTAAATTGTAAATTTTCGCTAAATCTTAGGTCAATATTGACCGCATAATCTCATAAAAAAAACTAAAAAAATGAGAAATTTATTAAACAATGAAAACGAAATGCTACAAAGTAGTAGTATTTCAACACTATTTTCAGAAGTACAAAACATAACAAATCTTTTGGAAAATGCTTATAAATCAAAATTAACTACAAAAATTGAACTAGGTAAAAAAGCAATTTTATTCAAAAAATGGTTGAAATCTGATGAAGCTACAAACTTATTTGAAGATAATATGCTCGAAAAATGGTCCATCGATGAAATGAGTTTAAAGATATTTTCGGTAAAGCAAAGCCAATTAAATCGAATGATTAAAGCTAGCAAATCAGAATCAAAACTAGATTTATATTTAACTAGCTGCGAAGAATCTGAAGCTAATGGTAAAAATGTTATTCGTTCAGTAGATAACTTTAACAAATTTGTTAAGTCACTAGAGGTAACTGAAGAAGCGGAAGCGGAAGCAACAATACCAACAGTTTTTACTCTAGCTTTTAAGATTAAAGAATTTGATTTTGGAGCGAATGCGGAGCGCAATATTTCGGTTAGAATTAACGAAAATATGGAGTTAATCACAAAAAACTCAGTTGAGGAAATCCAAAAAGCTATCGATTTTTTAAGCGCTAAACTTGAAAATCCAATTGCTAGTGAAACATTCACTGCACTAGATATAGAATCATAATAATTAACTAATAAAACAAATAAAAAAATGTCAAAATTAAACGGTATAAAATATGAGCAGCAAAGCGCAAGCGCTCTTAATCAAAGAGGGGATACAGTGCGCAGAAATATAGTAGCTCATTATCATCAAGGATGTATCGGTACAAAGTTAAACTTTACTAGATACAAAATTGATTTAAAAGGTCTGAACAAAAAACAAATTCAGACAAACATAACTAGAACTTTAGAAAGCGGAGAAAATGTGTATACTAGTAAATTTGCTATCGGTTTTGAGATAGAGAAAAACACACTATCTAGAGAGGTTTTGAGCGGTAACAGAACGTTAATAGGTTTATTCCCAACACTATTCAGCGCTATCGAAAATGATGGCTCAGTTGCTCACAATGGTTCAGATGGTTATGAAGCAATAACAAACATATTGCCGCTAATACCATCTAGCAAATGGAGAAACAAAATCTTTAATTTAATGCACGAAAGTAGATATTTTATTGAAGAAGAATTCTCTAGTAGTAATGCTTTTTACAATAATGCATTCAAATGCGGTGGTCACGTTTCTATCTCTAGCAATGATTATGGTGACTCAAAACATTTTTTAAATGCAATGAGACCATATCTAGGTATCGTATATGCAATGAACAGAAAGAGATTAGCTAACAGATATTGTCTAGGAAATATAAATTGTCCAATTAATCCAACAGATGCTATCACTAGGAGAGATAACAAGTATAATGCAATTCAGTTGAAATCTCATGGAGTAGTAGAGTTTAGATTATGGAGCAGAGTAACTAGCGTAAATCAATTAAAAAACCGATACGCTTTAATGCACGAAATCGCGCAAGCTAGTAAAACGTTAATATCTAAAAATGCTTTTAATAGTCGTATACGACCAATTGTAATGCGAATGTATAACAATGATGCTGCAAAAGTAGATATGCTTTTTAAACTAGCTAAATCATTTGATAAGATGTTAACTAAAAATCTAATGGATGAGAATGTAATACCTTTCATATACTCTTATTATAATAACGAATCGAATGGTATAGCACAAAGACTATTCACTCAGAAAGCATACAGAATGTGGAAAAGAAGTGAAGTTAAATTCAGCGAAATGGTTGGTTGATTTATCAGCAAACTAATATTAAAAGGAGCGCTTATGCGCTCTTTTTTTTTGCCCTAAATTAAAGTTTTGTGCAGTTATGCTGCATAATCTTAGGTAGATTTAACAGCGACAGCAGACAGCCAGCAGACACCAGCAGACAGCCAGTCAGAAAAGTTGACTAGTCAGAAAAGTTGACTACCTGTAACAAAAATAACAGGTAAGCAGGAATGCCCATTTGGGGTAATCAATACCCAATGCGGGTAATTGTTTGATGTTGATGTTTGATGTTTGATGTTTTGAAAAATCAAGGTTGGGTACGATGTCGTATCTTTTTGGGTACGATAGTATATCTAAAATAATGTGTATATCATTTGGCTATGTCTAATTAATGTCTTATCTTTGTGTAATAATCAGAGGTCAGCGGATACAATATCTACTCCTCACAAACAAAAAAACTATGTGTATAATAATTGTAAAGTCGAAAGACAAGAAAGTATCGCAATCAGTTTTGCGAACATCATCCTTAATAAACCCTCACGGACTAGGTGTAATATGGCTAGATACTAACGAGGTTAACTATCATAAATCAAAAGAGTGGTCGGTACTAGATACAGACAGACCATACATCGCTCATTTCAGATATGCTACTAAAGGTAAGATTAACAGAGAGAACACCCATCCATTTGAATGCGGTAATAACTCTAATGAACTACTAATGCATAATGGAACTTTGCTAGGCTATGGCTCAAAAGATTTATGTGATAGTAAGCAGCTAGCTAATGAACTAGGACACAGACCACGACACCAATGAAGAGAAATTCTAGGTCAGCACGATTCTAGATTCGTATCTTATAACAAGCGCAATAGACAATATCAAATCTATAACAAAAATCTTTGGACACAAAAAGATGGTGTATGGTATTCAAAGACTAATGTGTTACAAGACAATATTGTAGCGGTGTATGGTACTCTTAAAAAAGGTTACTCTAACAATAGTATGTTAAGCGGCTCACGATACGTAGGTAAGGGAACTACTCTTGATAAATACCCTTTAGAGGTAAGCGGTCTTCCTTATCTACACGATGTAAAAGGTAGCGGCTACAATGTCGATGTACATATATATAAGGTAAGCGACAACGTACTTAAAAATCTTGATTCACTTGAAGGACACCCTTATCACTACAAACGTAAAGAGATAATGATTAAGCGCAAGAAAGGTCAGATTAAATGTTGGGTATACTTTATACAGACAAGACCATATTCAAACCATATGAACTGCATACAAAGTTACAAGCAAGAGAGACCAAGCACGAACTATAGAGGCTCCTCTTATCCTTATAATTTCTTTCGTAACGAATACTATAAACCAAGCTATACTAAACGTATAACTGATTTTTATTCTTCTGTAGAGGCAGACCAAGAAGAAAGATATTGCAGCACTTGTATGGTAGAGGTCAAAACAGATGTACACGAGATTAGTGATTCAAAATATTATTGTGAGATTTGTTGCAACCATTTCACAGAAAGCGAAGTAATGAAATAATTGACTAAACGTTACTTTGTGGGGAAGTTTATTGACATTTTCTTCCCCTTCTGTTCGGTAGTGTGTACTACCGCTGATGATTCGAAAACGATGAAACAGATACACAAACTTAAAAACAAATAATATGGATAACTTAACTCTAATGAAAATGTTTCTTGTTATGGGAGACACAACACAACAAACACTTAAAGAAAAAATTGCATATAAAGAACGTATTATATTTGCAACCCAAGGTATCATAAAGCCAAGTAATTGGGAAGAACTAAGTGATGAAGTAAAATTAAATAGATTAACTAAACTACAAAAAGTATAATTATGGAAATAGAAACAACAAACTATATGTCGACAAATGATTTTGTCCACGAAAACAAACTCCAAGAAAAAGCTGAAGAACTCTTCGGCAAAGATTGGGTAGCTGAAGACGATGTTGAACAAATCGAAAAACTCTTAGACAAAGTAGCGCCCAACAAGTATATGGTAACTTGCTATGGCGCAATGTTTAAAAGTGATTATGATATAGAAGTAAGAGAACTAGACTGCACTACTAATTATTCTACTAATGAACTTAAAAAAGAATTAAAGCGCAGAGGTTATGATTTAAAATTTTTAAGATATGACCTACGATAATTGGAAATTAGCAACACCAGAATCTGAATCTGGATACCTAGTAAGTAGCTGCTGCGGAGCAGAGTATGAAGAAGATGATGATGGAAATACTTGTCTTGATTGTGGAGATGAATGTGAGGAGATTGATGAGAGAGAATACAGACAAAGCAGGAAAGATGATTGGGATGAAATGCTAGCAGATGACAAGAGGTTAGAAAAATAGTCGTATACGACCAACTAATAAAAGGTACAATAATATTTGGAGATGTCTAAATAATGTTGTACCTTTGTCTATTATAAAACTTATAATTATGAACTTAAAAAACTTTATTAACGAAATCAAAAAAAATCCTACTGAATTCACCCTTGACATAATTGTTCTAATTACCTTAGGACTAGTGTTTTACGTGGCTATGTGGATATTTTATTAATCCTTAAATTAAATTATTATGCAATATATAAAAATTAACAAAGTAGAACTTGCAACCAAGTTAGCAAGAATGGAAACTGAGGCTATACTAGATGGTACTAACTTTATTGTAGATGTGGTAAACGATAAAGGTCAAGTGTATGAGACCAAGTATTCTGATGAAGGTCAAGCGGTCTTCAACCAAGCATACGATATGTATTCTGATATTATAGAATCAACTAAAGAGCAGCTAAAATCAATACCCTTCGGTTAGAATGCATCACGTAACACTAGAACTCCTGCACGAGAAATGTCTCAAGGAAGAGTATAAAAGAAATGTAATCGAATTTAATAACTACTTCAGATATAGCGGTAAAGAAGAAAAACTCAACCCTAAAATAGCTTACTTAATAGAAAAAGAAAAACGTTATAAAGAAAAAATGTATAGCTGGGAAAAAACCGATATGTCGGAATATAAACTAACTCAAAGATATGTACGCAAAACTAATCGCAGACAAACTAATATTGAAAAGAAGACTTAAAAAAATAGAGTCTGAATTAAAAAAAGAAAAATCAAAATCTGCCGTCAACTGGACTACTTGCAATAAAAAACTTATTGATGGACACTGGTACATTAAAGGCTCAGATATTTTGATGAGAGACTAAATTAAACTATATTTACACTAAAAATAAACTGATATGAAATTAATACTAGATGAAATTGTCTGGAGAAAATCTTTAAAAACTCCTAATAAAAAAAGAATACAAAAACTACAACAACTGGCTAACAGAAAAAAAATATCTTATACTGCTTTTAGAAAAACTGGAGAGGTAATGAAAATGCAACATTATATGGAGGAGTACAGACCATTTGATGCATCTAATATAGATATGGGATTAAGAGTTTTGCCTAATGCACATAGTGTTATAAGGTATGTAGGAGGTTATGTTTTATTTATACTGGAGGAGAAAAACTATGCATATTACTACGATAGAACTTTGGAGGTATCACTAGACTTGAAAGCACTTGAGAAAATGTTGTACAAGACAAAGGTAGAGGACTTTATTGTTAACTACAAAGACATAAAATAATGGGGGAAAAAAACAAATATTACTGGGACACTACAAGAAATAGGTCTACAACCCAAGAAACAGACAACAGAGTACCAACGTATTACATAGGCAGGACACCAAGAACTGGATACTATCAAGCACGTTATGTAGTAGAGGACTTTGATTGTTCGTACAACGTAGGTACCGCTGTTACCTACTGCTTACGTTCAAAATTCAAGCACAAAGATGGAGGATTAGAGTGTTTAACAAAGGCAAAAGCACACCTAGAATTTGAAATTGAACGTCTAAAAAATTTGCACAATAAATAAACATTATTTATATTTGTGTGTTGTTTTCAAAACGAATGTTCAGTCATATTCATTCGTAATAAAGGGGGAGCAAAACTGCGGTTAATAATAACCAATAACTTGTAGGACTAAGAATCCTTAATTTTAAATGTTTTGTAGATTTGCTCCTCTTTTGTTTCTAAAAACTTAATAATAAAATAAAATAAAATCT